GGATTGTAAAGTAATTCTACATAGTTACTCCAATACTCAGTAAAAAGAGTTTCGTTTGGTTGTTGTCCATATACCGGTGCTTCGTTATTGAATAATAGTGAACGAGAACCTGTAGTTGGAAATGAACCTGTAACTACATTGTAATGGTCGAAGTATGGAAATTGTGTTACTGTTTTTACCCCTCCTGGATTTGTTAATGAACCGCTTTCTATGTAGTATTCTTCACACTCCACCATTCCATTAAAAAAGAATAAGCGTGGAAGAACTCTATTAGGATTGTAGTTCTGGTCGCTAATAAATGTAGGTATGTATATTGGAATTCTTTGACTCATATTAACATTGTGATTTGTTTATCAAAATACCATTATTACTAATTTGTACAGCGTATTGGTCTAATGTAGCTGGTTCTCTTACTAAATACCAAAAGAAATTACCATTAACAGGTATTGTTCTTTGAGAATCAGTAAATAATGTAGTTATATCCGCTATTATATCTGAAGTAGCATAATAATTTACAAAAGATGGACTACCATTACATGCATCAAGTGCATTATTATATGCTGTTAGTGAACTAGGAATAGTAAATGATGGATTTTGTGAACCACCTGCACCTTCTACTGAGCCAGAAAGACCTGTTCCTGCAATTTGTAAAAGGGGTGATGAAGCAAATGTTGTTTTAACTTCTAATGTTCCTTGTGAGAAATAGTTTTGTGTATCAGTATAATAAGCTTTACCGAACTCTCTATTTGCACCTTTACTAAATTGTTGTGATACATAATCCTGGTCTAATGCATCTCCAAAGTTTAATTGGTTTACAGCTAAGTTATTAGCAGGTATTACTTCTATTGGTTCATTGAGATTTATGTATTTGTTAAAATCTTTTCTAACTCCTTTCTTATACCAATCATTAAATGTATCAACAATAAGACGGTTAGGTTTAGTTTTATCAGGATATATTACTAAGTTAAATTTCTTTTGTACTCCTTTAATAAAATCAATCAACTTAATACCTGTTGTACCATAAGGCATATTAGATGGTATATCCATTATCCTTCCATCTGCTGCAGTAACTACATCTGTAATCTCTAAGAAAGATTTAGTAGTAGCACCCGGGTCTAATGTTACAACCGGTAATGCAGCAGTAGATGATGGAAAATTAGGTGATTGTAGTATTTGAAAATAATAAGTTCCAACTGGAATATCGTATAATTTAAATTGTGTTTTTAATTCGTATGTTGTATTGATACCACCACTTCTACTCTGTTGTAATTGGTCAAAAAATACAAGATAAGGTTGTATTGCAGTTAATCCATAAGGAGTACTACTACCTGTTTCTAACATTCTTATTTGCCATCTTCCGTTTGCAGAAAAAGTACCTGGCATATTGTTTGCTGAGCCACTTACATTTACATTTAAGTTTAGGATACCTTCTAAATTAGTTGCTTTAGTTACCGTATATGCACCATTTTTATAGAATCCTTGTGGGTCTGATATTGTATTATACCAAGGCAATGTAACGAAACTACCTGATGGAAGATTAACATCTGTCATCCCACTTCCACTAATTGCACCTACTTTTATCTTACCAAATGTTTCTAAATCAACACCACTATACTCAGGGTATTTTAGTGCAGTATTACAAAACATATAAACATCATCTAAAAATGGTTGTTCAAAAAATGAACTTGTGTATGTGTATCCGAATTCATTAAAACATGCATCCCATACCTTTTTTAATCGGATTGCAGGTTTAAAATCCTGTACACCCATTGCCCCATTAAAATCATTTATTCCAAATGTTTGAAGGAATCCTGATTCAAATCGTAGTCCAGTACCATAATCTGCTAGGGGGTAAACTATATCTCCACCAAATAGTGAACCACTCCAACTGGATGTAATACTATTATAAGATGAAGTATGATTAAATTGTGATAGTGTACTTAAATCTGTTAGGTAGTATTTGTTCATATCTCTCGCAAAAGAAGATACAGTACCAAATAAGGATACCTCATAAGAAAGAATACCTAAATCACCTTTTAATTGTACTTTGTTTAATTGTATGTATCCACTAGCCAAATAGATTCCATCAAAATCTAAGTAAGCTGGAACTTTTGTATTAGTTGAAAAAAGGTAAGGTGTATCAACTGATATATCATATACATGCTCAAAGAATGCATTATTCTTTTTAGTTGCAGGTAACACAATAGTTCGGCTGAAATCTACCGGTAATGTACCCACATCAAATAGACCTGTGATGTTATCAGATACTAATATATCCTCATCATCAAATAGGTCTAATATACTACCACTTGCTACTAATTTGTACGCAATCGTATTTGTACTCGCAACTCCCATATTATATTATCAATTTATAGTTCTGTCCGTAATCAAATGTGAATGAGTATTGAATCAACTTATCTACTACACCAGTTTTGAATGTAATGTTAGATGAAGTGATTGCAATAGGTCTTACATCAGTTGATGGTTCGTTATATACCCAATAGATTTCATCAGATGACATCAATTGTTTAATTAAATCGTTTTCACTTTCAGGTAACCATTGTGTATTTGCAATCAATTGTTGTTTTGCATTTACAACGTATGGTTGAATTTGTGTATCGTATGGTTGATAAGATAGAGATGTACCTTCCCACGTTCCAATTTGTGGCATGTAGGATTTTCTATCTGTATTAAATGTTTCTTGCGATGCTCCGTATAAGTTTAGGTAATCAAATTGTCCGTATCTGTTTTTCCATTTGATTCTCACATTAGGATATTTCTGAATACAATCTACTTCAAATCTGATTGGTGAACCCAATGCAGTACTTCCACTATATGCCTGAACTGAATAGTTTGTTAATCCAATTGTAGATAATGGAAATCCACTAGCCGATGGGAACATAGGAAACTGAACGATTTGACCAGTTGTTGCTGTAGTTCCAGAAACGTTCACTGTTCCATTACCTGTACTTCCACTATAGATTATCCTAGTTGGAATAGATGTCCCCGCATTTCCCACGTAAACACTACCAGAACCGATGTTAATATCAAAGGCTGATTGTGATACCGGTCCATCACTCATTATAGGCCAATGTGGAGTTTTTGAGTATATCTGTCCGTTGATTGGTTCTTGAAATAATGCGTAACCATCTAATGCTTTGTAAACATCAGAAATAGTATGGGTAGAACCTGTAATATAAGTTGAACCTGATAACCATTGTGTATAGAAATCACCCTTAAATAAGGTTACATTTGAACCATTTGCTATTGCTAATTGTGTAAGAGTTGAGTTTAATATCTTACTAAAATCAAAAATACCTACTGCACTACCATTAGGGAATTTAGTAAGTGTATATTTTGCACTACCACTACTCGCTTCACTTCCTGTCCAATAGAATAGGTCTGCTACATACTGAAATCCTACATTAGCTGTATCCTGCGTTGAGGATAAAGTAAATATAATTGGACTCTGAGCTAAGGATGCTGATGGTGGTGTTTGAGTTATATTTAGGGCCATAGTTAATTCCGCTTTCTATAATAACCCAAAAGTTAAAGTTTTTATTGGGTTACCCCATCCCCTTAAATGCTTTACTAAATGTTGCACCAATCTTACCCATTTCCTGCTTTAATAACTCATCAACCTTTCCATTCATAAAAAGGTTTATTTGTTTCTTAAGTTCGGATGAGTTAAGTGCCTGTTTAGCAAAGTTAATCTTATCATCGTTACCTGTGGTTTGGTTTGCGACCTGATAACTTACATTAGGGTCATTCCACCACTTTCCATAATCTGCACCAGGAGGAGCAACATCTAATACTAATTCAAACTTATTTGGTCCCAACACTTTAACCATTCCAGATGGGCGATTGTACGCTTCCAATTTGTTTTTTAGGTTACCTGTTTTACGAGGCGCTCTAGCTACCGCCAAACTTTTGTAAGTTGTGGATAGTTGAGCGAGTGTTGGGAATTTAGCCATTAGTATGAACCGGTTATGTTATTGTTAATCGCAGTTGATAATCTACTAATCTCATTATCTGTTAGAGATGCAGTGTATATCAACATTGAGTGTGCAAACATTGTGTAATCAGATACATCATCAGAATCTAACCAATATGTATAACCTGCATTTTGTGATTGGAAGTTTAGTGAACTAGTCTCTTTAGTTAAGATTAAGTTTCCATTTTGGAATACAGATGCAGTGTTACCATTCTCTACTCTTACAGTCAACATACTCAATGAAGAAGATGTAAATGTAGATGCAGTAATTGGTAAATCTAATGTATGAGTTGTACCATTGTTCCAATATGTTTCCAATACAATGTTAGAGCCAGAAGAGTAAATCTTATTTGCTCTTTGTAATGAAGTTTGGAAGTTTCTGTTTCTAACAAATCCGTAGTTACTATCCTTATCCCATGCTCCGTAGAATACATAAGTTTGATTAGAAGAACTTGCGAAAGCGCCAGTTTGGAAAAATACCGATTTATTACAATTGAATACATTCGGCCAATCCCATGCATTGAATGAGCCAGTAGATAAGTAAACAGGACAATCTGGTCTGTTCTCTCCACATCCTTCATCTGCAGAATCTATACCGATAACTCTACTACATGCACTTTGGCTTACTAATTGTACACTATCATACCATAAATCGTTATTCTCAATAGAAGCAGAGAAGAAGTTACGGAAGTTTAAGTAAGAACTTAATCCTCTCGTTATAATCTCTGGTCCCAAAGTAGTTGTAGTACTTGTAGATGTTGTAGTTGTTGTACTAGTCGTAGTAGTAGTTGTTGTACTAGTAGTCGTAGTTGTAGTTGCAGGTGTAATTGGTGGTTTTTCTCCATTGTTTTTATCAATAGAAGAAGTAGTATTTGTTAAGAAAGCATTTAAGTTCTGTTGTATTTCATTTACACCAATTGCTCTATTGTAAACTAATTGATGGTTTACAAATCCTCTCCAACCATTCACATAGTTAAAAGCTAGTGATGATGTAACAGGAGTGCTAAATTGTGCTGTTAATAATCTAGTAGTAGAATCTGAGCCAGAAGGTGTTAATGTAGTAAATGGTTTAGGAAGTGTTCTACTTCCAACTAATGTAGAACCAGAATACATACTAAATGTACTACTACTTACCATAAATGTAAATAAAGTTAATCTATCTAAAGGCCAGTTAGCTCCTGTAACACTCATTGAAACTGCATAGTTTTCAGAAAGTGTACTTCCAGATTTACTAAATACAACTTGTTTATCAGTATCTAATGAACCTGTTGTTTTAGTATAAATTTTGTATTCATTTAGTTCTGGTATAATTGTGTCTTGTAAAGTAAAAATACCACAATTTGATGTAGTTGCTAAGTTTAAAGCTCCCCAAATTTGATATGTAAATCCATTTGATGTATTTGATGGATTTTGTATAGCTGTAAATGGCCCTAATCCAGCATTTAAGTTATCGGTTACAGTCCATAGTGTAGAGCCAGAAGCATAGGAATCTCCAATCTCAGGTACAAATTGAGATTGAGTATAATAAGTAAAATCGTATGCTTCAAAAGATGCAGTAGTAGTAGGATATGTTAACCAACTTCTATATGAGTCCAAACTCGGGTTAGGCCTTGCAATATAATTATTAGCATCTGGTCCAAATGGAACAAAATCACTACGGTATGTACAACTTCCACTTGCAATTGATTCTTCAGAACAAGATACAAATTGAGCTCCTGGATATTTAGAAACTTGATAACCATCAAACCAATTGGTCTCTACTTCAAATTCTAACCTACTTCCCTCTGGTACAGGGTATCCACTACAAATTGTACCAGGTAAACCTTCGTTACAATATGAACCTAAATAAGAAATACCACCATAAGGGAATGAGTGTGCTAATCCATTTAATGATGGGAAGTTAGGTGCTGGTTCAATACATCCTCTAGTATTAACAGATGATGTAAATCCATTAACTAATGAATAATTATTTTGTTCTATCTTATCTAATGATAGAGAAGATGTGTATAAAAATGCAGAGTTAATATATCCTCTAAATGCATACTGATTTCCAATAGAGTAAGAATTACCAACATAAAAATACCATCCAGGTTCTCCTTCATTTGGTATTAGAACATTAAATTGTGTAGGGTGATTTATACTTGATATTACAGTTGAACCAGAAAGGAATTGGAAATTACTACCAGTTCCATTAGGAGAAGCTTTAATACTATAAAGTGATAATCTATCCATTGGATAGTTACCACCAGCTAAACTTCCTGTTCTTGTAACAACACTACCTGTTAATTTACTTGTAACATATAATTTATTAGTATTAGATACACTATCCCATCTTGTGGATATACTCCATTCATCTGCTCCTGCACTTTGTATTACATTAAGTAATCCGTTCTCAGAACCTGAATTTGTAAAATCAATAGCTCCCCATATTTGAGAAGTGAATTCATTTACTGCTTTAGAAGATGTAATAATACCTCCATTGTATCTTATTTCTGCAGATTGTGTTATTGTATTACCATTAAATAGGTATGAATATGTTCTATTAAAGTCGTATGCCTGAAAAGATGCAGTAGTAGTTAATAGTGTATTTGGATACGAAGAAGTAATACTTCCTGTACCTGCGTATGTTACAAAATATCCTGGATTAGAACCGCTAAACGAACTTGTATAATATGCATCTTTCCATGTAATCTCAGTTCTATTAGTAAACGGAGCTGCTGTTACAGATGAAGAAATACAACCCATCAATACAGAACCAATAAGAGTTGGAGTCCAAATTTGTCCAATTTGTGAACAACTTCCACTATTGATTACAATACCCTCATCATTAGTTTCAAACCATTTATCATTAACAGTCCACGCATAAAATCCAGCTCCTGCTGGTATTGTTTGTGCCTGATTTTGATATAGGAAATCTCCTAATTCAATTGAAGAAGTTGTTGAGTTATAATATACTATTTTGCAATCTGCCATAATTTATTTTTTATTTTATCCACAAATATCTCTATCGTTACATGCAATTACTGATGAACTTACATCAAATGCCACACTTGCACTATAATTAAATCTCGCTTGCGTAGTAGTTGTTGTAGTTGGTGCTAATGTAGTAGTCGTTGTCGTTGTAGTTGTAGTTGTAGAAACTAATGTACTACCACTAACGATATTTGAATAACTACTTGTCAAACTAGCATATCCAGGTACACAATTTTGTCTAGCTCTGATATAGTAAATAGTAGAACTTTGTAATCCACTAAACACTAAATTTGCAGAACAATCTTCACTTCCAGTAATAGGATTAGGGAAAGTAATAATTGTATCAGCTTCCAAAGTTACTCCATCACACGCAGGTGCGAATGGATAAGATGCACTTATAAACGCTTGTGTACTATTGAACGATGCACTAAACAAAGTTGGTGTAGGGCAAGGTGCAATTGTAGTAGTAGTTGTAGTAGTAGGTGCTCCTGTTGTAGTAGTGGTTGTTGTAGTAGGAGAGAATGTTTGACAACTTATACAATTATCAAATATACCACCTGCTATCGCTCCACTATATTGTGCAGTAGGAACAGGTTGTTGTAAACTCCAACATCCACTAACAAAAGAAGATGTGATATTTACAATCTTAGAAAAATCCAATCCTGTAGTTCCACCAACAAATTGTACATCAGCAACTAAACCAACGTTATCACAACTTACTACTCTCCATATTGGAGGTGCTGCAGTTGTAGTTGTTGTAGTAGATGTAGTCGTAGTAGTGGTAGGGCCAGGAGGAGAAGTACACGGTGCAACATTAGGTATAATACTAACATTACCTTCACCACCAGCAATAACCGTTAGTGATGTATTAGGGAATACACAATATGTTTCTGAATAACCAGGTCCACTTTGTGTATCAGTTTGTATATTACCATTACAATCTTGCCATTGAACCGTTACAGCTGCTCCTAAGTAATCTACAATTGTAGTTCTACAGGTAGGTCCAGCAGTAGTGGTTGATGTTGTTGTAGTGGTTGGGGCAACAGTCGTAGTACTCGTAGTAGTCGTAGTAGGTCCTGCGGTAGTCGTAGTAGTTGGTGCTGCCGTTGTTGTAGTACTCGTAGTTGTTGTTGTCGGAGCACCTGTCGTAGTTGTAGTTGTAGGCCCTGCAGTTGTAGTTGTAGTTGGGAATAGGTCAAACAAACAGATATTCTTATCGTTATGAACTGTTACATCAAATGATGCTACCCAACCTGCTAAACCATTATCAAAATTATCTTTGAATGGAGTACAACTAATATCACCATCAACTTCCATAGCCTCTACACTTCTTTGAGTATATGAGGTTAAATCGTTAATGATAGCAAGGGTATTAGCGTGTATATCTACCACATCATCAACTCCTTCAAAAGGAATTACCTGTGAGTTAGTTACACCTACTGAATTATTATTCTTTAACTTAACTTTATCCGCAACGGTAAGTTGAATAGTAAAGTTTGAAGTTTTAGTTCCAAAGACAGTATTAGTAATTAAAACATTTCCCAACGGATAAGCTGGAAACTCTCTACTATCTATCTCAAATATATCACCTTGTGTAACTGACCCGATTGAAGGGTGGTTACTCATAATAGTTTTGAAATACTCTAATGTATTGTAATAGAGAGTAAAGTTTGTACCGCTATCATTTACTATTTGTGCCATTCACGTTATATTATAAGTTTATTCCTCCAAAATAGGTGTTAGCCATATTTGGATAAATTTGTGTTTGATTACCAACAGATTCTAAGTATTGTGGTATCTCATTAGAATAAGATATTAAATAGTTCTGTAATCTAGTCGCGTAGTAATCAGCATTTTGTTGTGCCTGTTGCTTTAAGTAATCTATTTCGTTCTTACCTGGTGCAACCGATTGGTCACTTAAATGTTTAACGGCTCCTTCACTCTTAAAAGAGATAGAAGAGAATGGAATATATTCTACTGCAGAATACCATATTAGAGTATTCTTTATGTGGTCATCCATCAAATCCTGATAGTAAACATTTAGTGTACCAAATGTATTATCAGCAATTTTAGCCTGTAAGAATTCAAATAAAACGGTACCTAATAAATCCAAAAGGTATTTATCTTGCGCTGTTCTAACAAAAGGCAATAACTTATCAGCATCTATAGCACCTTGCAATGGAGTGTTCTTAATGATGTCGTTTCTGGTAATGAATAAGACGTATGCCATATTTTTATTTTATTTATATACTTCGTAATTTTTAGTAAAGTTTGGCTGAGATGTATAAAGCCATCCTTCCTCTTCACTCATTTGTTGGATGTTTTCAGTTGGTCCGTCTACAGCATCAGGGTTTTCCATTTGTTTATTTGTCTCATCTTCTACCTGTCCAACTGTCTTATCAGTATCAGCCGCTTGCTCACTTAAGATTGCCAATGGTGTTAACTGCTCAAAATACAATTGTGTATCATCATATCCACCTTCTAATAGGGCATCTCCTATTGTGTTGATGATTAAGTTTTGGAATGGTTGAACGGTCATTGTTTGCATAATAGAGAATGCCGTTTTCATCTCTTCTGATTGAGAGGAGAATCCATTATTAGCAGTTCTAATACCAAACAATAGAGGTGAAGTAATTCTATGAGCAACTAAGATTCTATCCTGTGCGTATTCAGCAACATATTGGAACTTCTCGTGTAAGTTCTCAATCTGTATTGTATCAATAGTAGGTTTGTTAGCTGCATCATCGTTAAATGAAATCATAAACCTTCCTGCATTTCTTGTGCCTGTAAACTTTCTTTCAATTAGGTCTTCTATAGTATCTCTTTCCTCAGGTGCAGGAACTCCACTATTCATATTTACCATTACGAGGGGTAAAAATCCGTTCTCAATGTTGTTTAGGTGTAAATTACTCAACTCAGCCTCTACGAACGAAAATTGAAGGGCTGCAATCCAATCAGGGATACTATAATAGTACTTACCTGGTGTGTAATTCTTAACCCATAGGATTTCTCTCTTCTCATTAGATGTTCCAAAGGCAGGGATTTGTATTTTAGCTTTCTGTGCCTTCATATCAAACCAATCAGTACAATAGAAGTAGTTCTGAATCTTTGGATTATCGTATAACTTCTCAGCTCTTAGTGTTTGAACTGGTATATGATAGAATTTAATTATCTTTGTGTGTTCATCATTCCAATATACTTGAAATGCTCCGTTACCATAAAGTTTTAGGTCAAAGATTGCTCTCTTTAACTCTTCCTGTGGTACTAATTTAGCTAATGCATCCGTAAATGCTTCGTTCTTAGTGTAGATTCCCTTTCCAAAGATAAGGTCTGCTATACCTTCTATACACGCAGCGTTAGTTGTTGACGTGTTATAAGCCGCAGTTACCTCTGGATAGAAATCATCCTGCAATCCAATACCGA